TGTTGGCTACGAATGAATTTGATTCAATTAAATCAAGGGTAAATCAAGATTTAGTTAATATAGGTATAGGTATAACTAAAACGTCGTTTAATCCAGCAGAAGGCATAGTAGTTAAATATGTTGATCCCGCTTATTGCGTATGGTCTTATACTGAAGACCCAAACTTTGATGACATATATTATGTAGGTGAAGTTAAATCTATAACTATACCAGAACTTAAAAAAGAATTTCCTCACATTTCTGATGAGGAATTAGAAAGAATCCAAAAATCACCAGGTAACCGTAGACTTATACGAGGCTTTGAAAACTACGATTACAATACTGTTCAAGTAATGTACTTTGAGTACAAAACTTATACTGATCAAGTATTTAAAATAAAAAGAACTGATAACGGTTTAGAAAAAGCTATTGAAAAAACAGATGCTTTTAATCCTCCAGCTAATGATAATTTTGATAGAGTGTCAAGATCAATAGAAGTTTTATACGAAGGAGCTAAAGTTGTTGGGTCAGATATGATGCTTAAATGGGAAATGTCTGAAAATATGACAAGACCTATGGCAGATACAACCCGTGTTGAAATGAGTTATTCAATGGCTGCACCTAGAATGTATAAGGGAGTTATACAATCTCTTATAAGCAAGTGCATAGGATTTGCTGATGTAATACAACTAACACACTTAAAAATGCAACAAGTGCTATCTAGAATGGTCCCAGATGGTATCTTTTTAGATATGGATGGTTTAGCTGAGGTGGATCTAGGTAATGGTACAAATTACAATCCAGCAGAGGCATTAAATATGTATTTCCAAACAGGTTCTGTTGTAGGTAGATCTCTTACTCAGGACGGAGATATGAATAGAGGCAAAGTTCCTATTCAAGAATTATCATCCTCGAGTGGTATCGGTAAAATACAAGCTTTAATAACTGCATACAATTATAACATGCAAATGATTAGAGATGTAACCGGTTTAAATGAAGCTCGTGATGGAGCTATGCCAGATGCAAACGCTTTAGTGGGACTACAAAAAATGGCAGCTAACGCCTCTAATACTGCTACAAAACATATTCAAGATGCTAGTATTTATTTATCTCTTAGTACTTGTGAAAATATATCTTTGAAAATTGCCGATGTTCTAAACTTTCCGCTTACTAAAAATTCTTTAATGAATAGTATATCTACATTTAATGTAGAAACTTTAAAGGAAATTGAAAAGCTTAATTTGCATGACTTTGGTATATTTTTAGAAATGGAACCAGATGATGAAGAAAAAGCGGAATTACAACAAAACATACAAATAGCTTTACAAACAAAAGAAATTGATATTGAAGATGCTATTGATATTAAAGAAATAAAAAATATAAAGCTTGCAAATCAATTGCTTAAGTTAAAGCGCAAGAAAAAGCAGGAGCAAGCTCAAGCAGTAGCTCAGCAAAATATTCAAGCCCAAGCGCAAGCTAATGCTCAATTAGCGGAAAAATCAGCTATGGCAGAAGTGCAAAAGCAACAGGCTTTGACAGCTGAAAAAGTTTCTATAGAACAAGCTAAAGCTGGATTTGAAATGCAAAGGATGCAGGCAGAGGCTCAGATTAAAAAAGAGTTAATGGCTACTGAGTTTCAGTACAACATACAGTTAGCTCAAGCTGCGGCTGCAGGAACACAACAAAAAGAAAAAGAAATCGAGGATAGAAAAGATAAAAGAGTTAAAATTCAAGGAACTCAACAAAGCGAATTAATAGAACAAAGACAAAACGAAGGTATGCCTAAGAATTTTGAATCACAAGGCAATGACGTAATGGGTGGATTTGATTTATCTTCTTTTGATCCTTCGTAAGTAAGTATTTAATAATTATATAATATCATATCATGAGTGAACAAAATGTAAAAACGGAGGGGTCTTTTAAGATTAAGACCAAACCAAAATTAACGGATGAACAATTTGCGGCTAAAAATAAAGAACCGCTTATAGATGTTCCAAGTAATGTAACTAGAATAGTAATTCCTAAAGAAGAAACAGATGCCGTTCAAGAGCCAAGCGCAGAGAAAGTGGATGTGGATGAACCTACCGAAGATGGCCCGACGCTGGTCGAGGGAACATCCGAACCAGAACTTACAGAAATTACCAAAGAAGTTAAGGAAAAAGAAGTAATTACGCAACCCGTACAACCTGAACTACCTGAAAATATAGGTAAACTTGTAGATTTTATGAGAGAAACAGGTGGCACTATGCAGGATTACATAAGACTAAGTACCAATTACGAAGATGTTGATAGAGACATCCTAGTAAAAGAATATTATAAAAACACTAAATCCCATTTAACCGCAGAGGAAATCAATTTTATGATTGAAGACAACTTTGCATTTGATGAGGATATAGATGAGGAGCGAGATATCCGAAGAAAAAAACTCGCATATAAAGAAGAGGTTGCAAAAGCCCGTACATTTTTAGAGGATACAAAGAATAAGTATTATGATGACATCAAGTTGAAGTCACCAGCTTTATCAGAGGACCAAAAAGATGCGTCGGACTTTTTTAATCGATATAAAGAGGATCAGGACAGAAATGCAGCCAACCACGAAAAGTTTAAAGCCAACACTAATCAATTATTTAATAAAGAATTCGAAGGTTTCGATTTTACATTAGGTGATAGAGAATTTAGATATGGGGTACAAAACCCTTCGCAGGTAGCAGAAAATCAATCAGACTTTAATAATTTTTTAGGGAAGTTCCTTGGGGAAGATGGCACGATTGAAGATACTAAAGGGTATCACAAAGCATTGTATGCAGGTGCAAACGCAGATAAAATGGCGAATCACTTTTACGAACAAGGTAAAGCAGATGCTATTAGAGATGTTGTAAACAAATCTAATAATACATCGTCAGGAGCTAGAAAAGCAGCACCTGTTGACAGCGCAAGGTTTGGAGCATACAAGATTAAATCAGTTTCTGGAGCGGACTCATCAAAATTGAAAATTAAAAAATTTAGAAACTAAAAATTATGAGTTTATTACCACAATTTGGGGCAATTGTCCCATCACAAACGCAATCATTACTTGCGACAAATTATTTGCAATGGAACAACAATGGCGGAGGAGCCGTTCCTGCAAACTTTGCTGATTTTGCTCAGCAATATTTACCAGAAATTTATGAAGCAGAAGTAGAGCGTTACGGAAACCGTACGTTATCTGGATTCTTAAAAATGGTTGGAGCTGAAATGCCAATGACATCTGATCAAGTTATTTGGTCTGAACAAAATCGTCTGCATATATCTTACAACAATGTTGTAGTTGATGGAGCTGGAACAGGATTTACTATTCCAATTGCAGCGGGCATTATAAATGTAATTTCTATTAATGATACTATAGTTATTCTTGATCCAGCAACTGGATTAGAAGCAAAAGGTATTGTTACAGCATCAGGAGCTGCTGCAGGAACAGGAGCTTTAACGGTTCAGCTTTATAACGGATTAACACCAGTAGTGTTTTTTGGAGCACCAGCAGGACTTAAAATATTCGTGTATGGATCTGATTATTCTAAAGGAACTTCAATGGTTGCTGGCGCAGCGGGAAATTCTAATGTTAGAGTAAGTGTTGAACCTGTATTAACGCAGTTTTCAAATTCACCAATTATCATTAGAGATCAGTATGTTGTATCTGGATCAGATACTGCACAGATCGGATGGGTGAATGTAGCTACTGAAGATGGAACTGACGGATACCTTTGGTATTTGAAAGCTGAGTCTGAAACACGTTTACGTTTTGAAGATTACTTAGAAATGGCAATGGTAGAAGGAGAATTAAACCAAAACGCAGGAGCTGGAGCAAATCAAAATTTACTTCAACCTGGAACGCAAGGTTTATTTGCTGCTATTCAAGCTAGAGGAAATGTAGAAACTGGATTCACGGCTGCTCAAGGCTTAACTGAATTTGACGCTATCCTTAAAAACTTAGATACTCAAGGAGCTATCGAAGAGAACATGTTGTTTTTACAACGTCAAACTTCTTTGGACTTTGATGATATGTTAGCTAGTATTTCTAGTGGTGTTGCAGGTGGAGTTGCTTACGGATTGTTTGAAAACTCTTCTGAAATGGCGCTTAACTTAGGATTCAGTGGATTCCGTAGAGGATCTTACGACTTTTACAAAACAGATTGGAAATACTTAAATGATGCATCTACTCGTGGAGCTATCAATGGAGTAAACTCAATTGAAGGTGTATTAGTACCAGCTGGAACTTCAACTGTTTATGATCAAGTATTAGGAACAAATATCAGACGTCCATTCTTGCACGTTCGTTACAGAGCTTCTCAAACTGATGATCGTAGAATGAAGTCTTGGTTAACAGGATCTGTTGGTGGAGCTAGTAACTCAACTCTTGATGCAATGGAAGTAAACTTCCTTTCTGAAAGATGTTTAGTAACACAAGCTGCTAACAACTTTGTATTATTCAGAGGACTATAATTAGTCACAATTATGTAATAGCTACCCTCGTTGTAATGACGGGGGTAATTATTACCTTTAAACTATTAAATTATATTATATTATGGCAAATAAAAAAGCGCAGCCCAAAAAAGCGGTTGCAAAGCAAGTAGACTTGGAAGAGTCTATAAATGAAGTTGTAACAGCAGTTGAACCGACTGAAACAACAAAAGATTGGCAATCTGTAAAACCTACAGAGCCAGTTAAACCTGAATGGGAAATTAAAGATAGAATATACTATCTAACAGGTAGTGATACTCCTCTTACTTTAACAATACCAGGTAAGCATACGCGTAAGCATGCGTTACTTTACTTTGATGAAAAGACTAGGAAACAAAAAGAAATAAGATATGCAACTAATCATGACTCGCCTTTTAAAGAAGAACAAGAAGGAGAAGCTACTATGGGACATATCATGTTTAGAGATGGGGATTTAAGGGTTCCTAAGGAAAAACAAAACTTACAAAAATTACTTTCATTGTATCATCCTTTAAGAAACAGATTATATCAAGAATATGATCCTGTTGAAGAAGCTTATGATGATTTAGAATTGCTTGATCTACAAACAGATGCAGCAGTATTTGCAAGAGAAATGGATATTGACGATGCAGAAGCTATACTACGTGTAGAAATGGGTACTGCGGTTAATCAATTGTCTTCTAAGGAAATAAAAAGAGATTTAAGGTTATTTGCAAATAGAAACCCTAAATTGTTTTTAGATTTAGCTCAAGATGATAATGTAGGACTTAGAAATACAGCCATTAAAGCTACTGAGGCCGGCATAATTGCTTTGTCTCAAGATCAAAGAACTTTTTCTTGGGCATCTACCGGAAGAAAACTGATGTCAGTACCTTTCGACGAAAATCCGTATTCAGCTATGGCTGCTTACTTTAAGACCGATGAAGGAATGGAAGTATTTAGATCTATAGAAAAGAAGTTTTTATAGTAGTTTTTAAAAAAAACACGTAATTATATTATAGATGGTGAATTAGTATTGACCGGTTGCATACGTGTGACCGGTTAATATTTATAATAAAAGAAATAAAATGGCAGTAAATGTAGACATAGTTTATAAAACGGTATTACTTATTCTTAATAAAGAGCAGAGAGGTAACCTATCACCAGACGAATTTAATAAGGTTGCTACGCAAGTACAGCTTGAAATATTTGAAGGATACTTTGATACTTTAAATCAGCAATTACGCCGACCAGATAATGATACGGAATATGGTGATCGTATTAAAAATGTTGATCAAGACATTTCTATATTTAAAACATCAGGTGAATGTCCATACGTATCTTTAGCGTCTGGATCATATTTTAATACACCTATAATTTCCGGGGCATCAAATGCTACAGCTCAATTAACAGGTATTTTGAATGTTACTTCTTTTCAGTTAACATCAATTACCGCTTCTCAACTTGCCTCAGGCACAACTACAGTTACAATAAACGGTATACCTAATAACTCTTTTGTTATAAGTGGTTCTAGTATAGTTTTCACTTCTGCTCCCGCAGCTGGTGCTGTAATATTGGTTACAACAACCCCTAGTGACTTTTATCGTCTTGGCACTGTTATATATAAAAACAGTATTGAAGCTCAAATGACATCACGTAACGAAATACTATATATAAGCAAAACACCTTTATCTGCTCCAAGCACAACATATCCTTTATATATTTATGAAAATGAAAGAATATATTTATACCCACAAACAATAGTATCAGATATATCTGTAACTTATTTACGCAAGCCTGCAGACATTAGTTGGAGTTTTACAATACCCGCAGGAGCTAATTATTATCAATATGATCCGGTAGTTTCGCAAAACTTTGAGTTGTCAAAAACGGAACAAGCAAATATTATTTTAAGAATATTACTTTATTCTGGTGTTGTAATTAGAGATCCTCAAATAGTTAATATGGCTGCTCGACAAGTTCAAGAAGAACAAATGAATTCAAAACAATAAGATATGCCTATACCTAATAGCGGTTTAATAACCGAAACTAACGAACAATACTACGCTGGAGCACAGCGATTTCTTTCAGATGGGACTGGTGTAATAACTACAACATTTAATACTGATTTAATATTAGGATCATCTGATCCAAACGCTTTAAATTATACTTTAAATAATTTTAAATTATATACAAGCACTACAGGTTTACCGGGCACTTATGTAGATTATATATTAGCTTTTACAGTAGCTAATAATGTAATTACGTTTGGAGCTACTCCAGTAGCGGGGATTTACATAGCGGTACAATTAAAAGCTTTAGACGGGGGTAGTTTTGGCAATGAAGATGCTACCGGAACGGCGGTTCAAGAAAATTACGGTAGTTATGGCTACACATCTTTAAACGACATAATAAATGGATTTATAGCTACTTACGTAGGAGAACATAAATTAATACCTGATGTCAAAAGAACTGATGTTATATTCCACGCTAAAAGAGGATTGCAGGAATTTAGTTATGATACATTGAAAAGCATTAGTTCACAAGAATTAACAATCCCCCCAAGTTTAAGCGTTACAATACCTCAAGATTACGTTAATTACGTAAGTATGTCTTATATAGATGCCATGGGTGTTAAACACCCTTTATACCCCGCTAATGATTTAACTATTAGCCCTTACGAAGTTCCTTTACAAGATAATAATGGAAATTACACTATAGATAACTTTGGAGATAATTTAGAAGGGTCCTCTTTAACAAACGAAAGATGGGGAGAAGCTAATGACAACTTACTTAGCGGTAATATAGCTGTAGAAGATTATTTTGCTTACAGCGGATGGCTTACAGGTAATCCATTTTTAGGTCAAAGATATGGTAATGAACCACAATATTCTCAAAGAAATGGTTGGTTTAATATGAATGAAAGAGATGGGACTATAGCTTTTTCTTCTAACTTAAAAGACCGTTTAATAGTGCTAGAATACATTTCTGACGGCTTAGCTTATGAATTAGACATGAGAATACCAAAAATGGCTGAGGATGCTTTATATGCGCACATGTTGTACTCTATATTAGCAGGTAGAATTAATCAACCTGAATATGTTATACAAAGATTAAAAAAAGACAGATCAGCTAAATTAAGAAATGCAAAAATAAGATTATCAAACATTAAACTATCAGAAATAGTACAGGTAATGAGAGGTAAATCTAAATGGATTAAATCGTAATTAAATGGCTCAAGAAATTAAGAATACATTTCTAAAATCCAAGATGAATAAAGATCTTGATGATAGAATATTGCCAAATGGCGAATATAGAGATGCTTTAAATATATCTGTAGGTAGATCGGAAGATAATGATGTAGGTGCATTAGAAAATATTATTGGAAATGATTTATTATCTTCTACAAACTTAGGAGGGGGTGGATTAGAAACAATAGGTATTTACGCTAGTGACACAAATGAAGCTATTTATGTTTTTTTAACCAATTATACCGACAACAACCCAGACGAACCAACACCGGCACCTGAAAATACATTACATTATATATACTCTTATAACTCCAGCGCAAATCAATATACAAAATTAGTTGAAGGAGCATTTTTAAATTTCTCTAAAACTAATAGAGTAATAGGTATAAACTTACTAGAAGAACTATTGTTTTGGACAGACAATAGAAATCAACCTAGAAAAATAAATATAACATTAGCAATAGTATCTACTAACAGTGTGACACCTATTAGCGAAGACACTAGTAATAGTAGAACGCCAGCGCCTACGCCTGCTCCTCCAGCGGTAAGCTCAAGTTATTATACTAAAGAACATCAAATATCTGTTGCTAAATACAATCCTTACCAAGCTATAGAATTATACACCAAAGCTACTGTCGTAAATGCTGTTAGCGGAGTAAATGATTCTATTTATGTTATTGGGGATTTTGTAGATTTTTATACTCCTTATATTGGAGCTACTATGACTAGCGTCAATAACAATGGTACTCAATATTTAATTGTAGAAAGTGTTGCTGTTCAATATGATGGCAATACTAGGATTAAAGCTAATAAAGTAATAGCACCAGTCCCCGTGGTTGGAGAATTATGGACATTAGCAAAGTCAACAATGACTAATGAAGATGATGCTGTTAATTGGCCTGGTGATCCTAACTATTTAGAAGATGTTTACGCCAGATTTAGCTATAGGTTTAAATATGACGATAATGAGTATTCATTAATGGCCCCCTTTACTCAAATAGCATATATACCTACTCAAAAAGGATATTGGCTTAACGGGGATGAGGATGCAGCTTATCAATCTACTGTTGTGCAGTTTATGAAAAACAATGTACAAAACATAGGATTAGTTATAGCTCTCCCAGATGAAATTAGAAATTTAGCAACTAATTATAAAATACAAGAATTAGATATTTTATTTAGAGAAGCTGGTAGCTTAGCGGTTAAAGTATTAGAAAGCGTACCTATTTCGGTAATTAACAACAGTTTAAATTCCGCTGTTCGTACTAATACCAGTAATATATACACTTATGATTATCAATCACGTAAGCCCTATAGAGTACTGCCTGAAGCTCAAACCGTAAGAGTTTACGATAAAGTGCCAATAAGAGCATTTTCTCAAGAAAGCGCGGGAAGTAGAATAATATATGGTAATTACATAGACAAGCACACTCCTCCAGAAACTTTAAATTATAATTGTAGAATATCTGATAAATTAAGTTTTGGTAAATTTACTAATTTTGTAGAGTATCCAAATAGTACTGTTAAAAGAAATAGAAACTATCAAATAGGATTTGTGTTAGCTGACAAATACGGTAGGTCTTCTCCCGTAATATTATCTTCTGTAGATAAAGGCGTTATTTCTGCTACAGAAGGGTTTTTCTCAGGGTCTACAATATACAGTCCTTATGACGATGCTGATACTAGCACCGATATAAAAACTTGGTTTGGAGACGCAATTTCTGTAACAGTTAATTCTAATGTACAATCGTTTTTGAATAGTACAACCGGGACTCCGGGACTTTATGCTACGGAAGTTAATTATCAAAGTAGTGGCATAGGGTACGCTGTTGCTGATGGTAGCACTATATCTAGTAATATTTATACTTTTTCTATAGATCCAGTTTTTCAAGCAACAAATAAAAATGTACCAAGAGTTGGTGACTATCTAAGAGGTGAATACACTGATTACGTTGAGGTAACTGACATAAGTAATCCAGTAGGTACCCTTACTTATACTATTACGACTATAGGACAGGTAAATCAGTCATATCTATGGATCGAACCCCCTACAAATATCCCAGTTTTAAGGTTTGCTTACGACATTAATGATTTAGGGTGGTATTCCTATAAGGTTGTTGTAAAACAAACTCAACAAGATTACTATAATGCTTATTTACCTGGCTTTCTTAATGGATATCCAGTATCTAAAGACTCTAACGGCACCCCAGTGTATCCAGTTACAGATCCATTTGTAGAATTTCCAACAAATGAACTTAACAAAACGGCCCATGTTGTTCTATTAAATGACAATATTAACAAAATACCTAGAGATTTACAAGAGGTTGGTCCTGAACAAAGACAATATAGATCTTCGGTTAAGCTGTATGGTAGAGTTAATAATTTTAGACCATCATCACTTAGTACTGATACTAAAACTAAACAATACTTTCCTAGGACTAGTCTTAGCTCAAATGCCACGAATGATGTAGCTTCTACTATAGCTTCCGCTAGAGACTTAGAATTTGCTCCAGATTGGATTTTTAATTCCGTAGGGTTGTATCAATTAAATACAAATCCATATATAGCTAGAATATCTACATCAGAAAATAGTACTGATAATCCACTAGGGGTTATTTTATCAGAGCCAAATGCAGGAAACACAGATGAAGTTCCTGTTTTAACACCTATGCTTACTATATATGAGACTGAAGCCCAGGAATCATTATTAGATATATATTGGGAAACAACAACGGGTGGATTAATATCAGACTTAAATGAAGATGTTTCTACAAGTGTAGGGGGTGGAGCTCAAATTCAAATAGCAGGGGTGTCTTTAGAGGAGTCAGACCCGAACGGACAACCAATAACAGATTATTTTTACGCTCTTAGTGCGGAAGGACAAGTGCTTACTACTAGTGTGTTTAGTAATTTAAGAGTAACCAATGCTAATGGTAATATTGTAGATCGTGACTTTAGTCTGCAGAATGCAGCTGTGGGTTCTCCGGAGGAAGGAGGAGCTAGAATTATACTAGAAAATGAGTTAGTTTTTACATCGGTATCCGCTCAAAGAGATGTATTTACCTTTGTATTTACGGCAGAGATTTTTAATGCTTTAGGCGTTTCTCAAGGAACTACCCAACAAAGTATTACGGGAACACTACAAAATATAGACCCTGTAATTAATTACAATGGCGGCGCTATAATTATTCGTGAGAATGAAACCTTGATTACTAACGGTCTTAGCGGGGTAAATGGGGCTTCTAGTAGTGAGGCCTTAGGATTAGTATGGTCGATGGAGGTATTTCCTATAGGATCAGCGGTGCCTATTCAACCTAATACAATTGATTGGGTTATTAATTCAACTACCGGGGAAATAACAAAACCTCCTTACGGGGTAGATTTAGGCACTTACACTATAAAAGTAACATTGACAGATGCCAGCGGCGGCGAGGGAGCACTTACAGATACTTTAGATCTTAATGTACAGGTAAAGCCTGCATTACTTAATAGTGGGGTTGTTCCACTTTCTTGCTTCGCGAATCCTCAAGTTTTGTATAGTCAAAATTCAGATTATTCATGGCCTCAAAGGCCAGTGTGGATAGAAGAACAAATAATATGTTCTAGCAATCGCTACCACGGCTCAGATAACTATGGATTTAGAGAGCCTATTAATGGAATATTTTATATTTCAGATAACGATCTTTCTATTAGCGATTTTTATGATTGGACAGGACTTTACGATGAGCCTCCAACTATGGAAACTAATGATTTAACTCCAATTGCCCCAGATAATGGTTGGCCTACAGGCGTGTACAGAATAGGGGAAACAAGCCACACCCAAGGTACCTTAGCTATGTCAATTAATATGACAATGGATCCTGTTTGGGACGCTATAGCTGGTAATTGGACATTTGATCATGTATTAGGCGTTAAATCAGTTGAATGGTATTATAGATTTGCCGCAGATAGTCTTTACACGGCAACAGCATGGGCCCCTATACCAAGAGATGCAGATGAAAATCAATCAGGAGGAAATGTTCCGGGTGGATTATTCAATTCCCCTTACTTTGCTCAGAGATTCCCATATCATGATCAGTATAAACCTTTTAATAAATCTTTGTGTGATACTTTCGGCCAAACGCCTTGGTGGGCTACCCCTGAGAACAGCTCGGTTTTTGGTTTATTTACATCAGGATTCCAACCAAATATAGAGAATAAAGACCCTTTATGGTGTTGGAGTACTTATAAGGAGCCAATGTTTATAACAGGTGTTAGAACATCTAATTATAAAAATTACCCTTTAGCAATTAGTGCTGGAAGAAAAATAGAATACGCTATTGTTGTTGAGCAATTAACCTCCGTTAGTTGTACCGGTAGATCACAAGATTGGTTTAGAGATGTAGCGGTAGGTTGGTGTACTATAACTGATTTAAATAATTCTACTTGTGTTCCTGTAGAAGGTAGTAATGTAGTCGTCTCTGGTAACGTTTTAGAGGTACAAAGATCTACAGAATATAATGGACCCCAAGGAGGGAATATTTGGTTAGAAACTCCCGCAACGGAAGTTTATCCTCCTTTATATACAAATATATATTTTGGAGAAATGATTTCTACCTTATTTACTGACGTGGAAATGACTACACCTTATAAGCCAGCTTCAGCTGATGCGCAATTTATTAATTATAATTATAAAATATTAAGCCAAGGAGTGGGTTATACAAACCCTGAAACAGGGAATTCGTTAGAAGTAGGGCAACTTCAGTGGGCTGCTTCTTTTAGCAGTATTACAGGAGCTAAAATATCATATACTGATCAAGTTGGGTCTATTCAGACTTCAGGGAAGCCTTTAGTTATAGATGGCGGGGAAAGAAATTATATATATACTACAGCAACAGCAACAACCATACAAGACAAAGGACAATACTTTCTCCAATGGCCTCCGAACAAGCCATTAATTCCTAATAATGGGCCTTGTTAATACTTATTTATAAAATTAAAAAAAATGTCAGCAACATTAGAATTAAAATACTTTAACACTTTTTGGTTAAAAAGAATGGCCAATATAGCCGATGTTGCTCCCGGCGTAGAGAACATTCTGTATCTATCCAATGTAACCACTACTATTACTGTGGACACAGTTTTAACAGAAAATCAAATGAATGTTGGACAGGAAGTAACTATGACTTATCTTAACAGTGACAGTGGCATAGTGACAAACTATTCCAGTTACGTAGTTAGTAGAAGTGCTGGTAGCGTTGATGAGTTTGTTGTAGCTGTAGCTCCACTTGGAACTGTAACACCTATAACTGGAGAAACGACTGTAACTATAAATTTTGGAAAAATTATTAATTTTGACAATATACCTAGTTCTTATGAGGGAGATACTACTTTAGATTGGATGATTGAAGAGTCTAGAATTAGAGGTGGTTATAATAATACTTCTGTTGACTTAGGGGTTAAAGCTTATTTAGTTGAAGACGATAGCGTTCAAATACATAAATTTAGTGGTTTAATATATTCTGGAATATTTAATTCTAGAACAGGTATAAATCAAACTAATCAGTTTTCGGTTGCTGAAGATATTACAAGGACTATAGATCCAGCAAATGGCTCGGTACAAAGATTGTATGCTGAAGATACTAACCTTATAATATTCCAAGAAGAAAAAGTAAGTAAATCTTTAATAGATAAAGATGCAATATACTCAGCTGAGGGGAACGCCAGTGTTACTAGCCGTAATTTAGTTATAGGACAAAACGTTGCTTTTGCGGGAGAATATGGTATCGCAAAAGACCCGGAATCATTTGCTGTTAATGGATATAGAAAGTACTTTACAGATAGAGAACAAAATGTGGTTTGCAGGTTATCCATGGATGGTATAACCGTTATATCTAATTATGGTATGACTGATTTTTTTAGAGACAAATTATCTACAGTAGGAAATGGCGGAATAATTCTTGGCGGGTGGGACGCTCATAACAAACAATACGTTGTTTCAATGCAGCAGTCTGACGCAACTAGATCTGGTACTTTTTCAACCTTAGCATTTGACGAAGCTGTAAAAGGCTGGGTTAGCTTATTTAGCTATAAACCTGATCAAATGATTAGTTTAAATAATAATTTTTATTCTGCTAAAGACGGTAAGATTTATGAGCATTACAAGCTTTTAAGTACATCTCAAGCAAGATCCGTGTGGTATGGAACAACTTATGAATCTAAAGTAACATTTATTTTTAATCAAGCTCCTTCTATGATAAAAAACTTTCAAACTATAAACTACGAAGGGGATAGTGGCTGGACAATGACAAGCTTTATAACTGATGCTGATACTGCTTTTTCCATAGCTCCGCCGGTTAATGTTAGAACACTTCAGGAAATGCAAAACTTAATGTTGCAAAATACATTTAAAGTAAAAGAAAATAAATATTATGCTAATTTAGTAAATAGTACTCCCTCATCATTTGGAGAGGTTATCTGGGGGGCTTCTTCTTCGGGTCTTAAAGGATTTTTTGGGGAAGTAACTATGTCAGTGCCAAACGCTATTAGTACTACAGGTGAGATACTAGGTAAAAAAGAATTATTTGCTGTTAGCACAGGGTTTGTACAATCATCTTAAATTAAATTTAATGAGTAACATAACAGAAAAAGTAAAACAAATTGTAGAATACGAAAAAGACATAGCTACAGGCATTGAAGAAATAAAACAATTTTTAATACACCCTGACACTCAGCAAGCTGAATTACCTCCGAAGCATTCGTTTTCCCCGGGTATATATGTAAGAGAGCTAGCAATACCAGAGGGCACTTTGCTTATAGGTAAAATTCATAAACATCGGCATCACAACTTTTTAATGAAAGGCACTATAATAGTTCTTACGGAAGCAAATGGTATTGAGCTGTTACAGGCTCCTCTAATGATTGTTTCTGAACCAGGAACACAAAGAGTAGGATATGCGTTAACGGACTCTATATGGACGACCGCACACGTAAATGAAGATGATGGACAAGATATTAAAGTAATAGAGGATAGAATAGTCGTTGAAGAAAAATCACAATATTTGGAATACAAAAAAAAATTAACTAAAAAATTATCAACATGAGTGTACTTATGGCAGGCTCCGCGGCAGTAGCAATTGGGGGCGCAATATATAAAGGTGTTCAAGCTAAAAAAGCTAAAGATGCAGCTGAAGAGCAACAAGCTATGATGCAAAGACAAATAACTGCTTTTGAAAATAATCGGCAAGATGTTATAAACCCTTATTCTGATGTCAAATCATTAGCAGATTTAGCTACTGATTTAACTAGTAATATGGGTAACGCTTATGATAATTTAGGAGTTGCTACTCAAGCTGCGGAGATGCAAATGGAGCAAACAGATATTGCTTTAGCAAATACCTTAGATGTATTGCAAGCAACAGGGGCAAGCGCCGGTGGAGCAACAGCATTAGCTCAAGCTGCTGCAAGAAGTAAAAAAGGTGTTGCTGCTAATATTGAACAACAAGAATCTCGCAATATGATGGCTCAAGCTAAAGGCGAAGAAAATCTTAATAGACTTCAGGTAAGTGAAGGAGCAAGAGTTCAAGGCTTGCAAATAGCTGAAGGCGGAAGAGAACAAATGGCTAATGCTCAAGGTAGAGCTTTTGAATTTAATGCACAAGAAAACAGAGACACAGCTAGTTTAAATAGGATGGCTGGACAAGAAGCTCAGGCAAGAATGGATATATCTACACAAAATGCAAACATGGATGCTGCAATTAGTGCTGGTATTAGTGGAGTAAGTTCTGGATTACAAGCAGGGGCTTCAATGGCAAATGATAGATCAATTGCAGACGCTGGGTTTATCAGCGAACAGAAAATAGCAGGAGTTTACGAAAAAACAGAATAATAATGGCAAAACAAACAAATACGGGTGGAGCTTATCAGAACTACCAAATAATAAAAAACGGAGACACCACAGGATCTTCAGAAGCTTTAGCTAAGGGAATAGCCACTTTTACCGACTCTATCGCTAAAAATTCAAAGGCACGCGCGGTAGCTAACGAAGAATTCCAAAAACAATTTAAAGCTGCAAAAAAAGAAGCTTCTGCTCAATCTGATGCAAGAGCAATTATTCGTCAGGAATCTATACTTAATGCAGGAAATACAATAAAGGATTCGGGTATTTCAGCAAAAATGCAAAAACAGTATACTACAGCAATGGAAACAGAAATAGTTAGAATTGCGAACTGGTCAAAAAATGTAGACAGCCCTTATTCTACACCTAATGAAAAAAAAGAAGCTCATCAAAAAATACTTGAGGCTAAACAAAGGATAGCTAGTCTTAATAAATCGCTAGGAGTCGCTGGACAATTAAGAGCTAACTCAAATATTAATAGTGAGCGTCGTCAATCACAGGGAACTAATTGGAATTACAATCCAAAAATTACAAGAGATGCAAGTGGCAATGTAGAAAATATTGACTACTCATATTCTCAAAACATGGAATATGTATTAAACGGAGGATCAGGTGCTGATGTAGAACTTACGCAAGAAGAAGATGGCCCTTGGAATATTACTTCTAAAACTAATAAAGAACACGTGGGCAAAGGTAATTTAGATTTTGATATTAGCATTCCAAATTTTATTGATCCTGACTTTAAATTAACTACTGATTACACTCCCGTAATACCTAATGCTTCTCAAAGAGTTGTTAACGGTGCTATGGCTCAATTAGAGGGCAAGCCTACTGATAAAATGGATCCTAAAATGTTAGAGCCAAATGTGCTTGAAGGAGAGGATGGTAAGCCTGGAAAAATTAGGTATATTGACGAAAACGGAAAAGCGTGGGACGCAATAAATAATTCTTTATTTAAAGCAAGAGCACTTGCATCTTCAACGGTTGCTGTTTCTGAGCTTCAAAGTATTAATAATGTTAACGATTCTAATAATGTACTGTTAGATCAATTAGGAATGACCCCTGAAAGTTGGGAAGTAGCAACAAATGGAAAAGCGGATACGCTTAAAGGAATGGAAGAACAGGTTGGGGAACAAGTTTTCAAAAGAACAGAAGAACTAGCAATGTCTGCGTTAAATTTTAAAAAGTTTGATGGTGTTATCTACAGAGTGTCTGATAATCAACCTGAAAAACCTACTGTTATTAAACCCGGCGATAAGGAAAAAGACGCATATTTTTGGAAAGACAATACAAAAAAGTTATTTGGAACTACGAACCTAAGCGCAGAAGATCCCAACATAAGGACGACAGCAGAAATTATGCCAGAAGTACTTCCTGTACAAATAGGAAGTCCTTTTCAAGGT